CCGTTTTTCGGTTGAGGCGGGTGGGGCACTGCAAACGCTGGAGGTGATGGCGAAACCCGCCGCCGACCGTTTGGAGTTGTCTGCCGCTCCGCAGGCTGCCGCCGGTGATGTTTGGGTGCTGCAGGGGCGTGTGAAGGCGCGCCTGTACCGCGTGGTGTCGAGTAAGGAAAACACGGCGGACGGCACGTTTACCGTGTCCGCGCTGCGGCACGACCCGCAAAAATACGGCGTGGTGGACGGTTGGGCGAAATTCGACCGTGAAATCACCACACTGCACAATGTCGTGCCGCAGTTGATGAATCCGTCGCTGACGGCGGGCGGCGGCAGGCTGACGATGACTTGGGATAATCTGACGGCGGACGGCCAAGTGCTGACCTACGACGTTAAGATTTACCGGAATAACGTGCTGTACCGTCATATCCCCGATGCGCAGACGGCGGAAATCGTGCTGGAAAACCTGCCGAACGGTAATTACCGCGCCGAAATCCGCGGACGGAATGCGCGCGGGGTGTTGTCGGAGCCGCTGGTTAAGGCTTGGCGTTTGGATTACACCATCACGGGCTTGAAAGCCGCGCCGCGCCTGCAGGCAATACAGCTTGATTGGGTGCTGCCGCAAACGGTGGTGAATGATGTACAGACGGAAATTTGGTATGCGGAATCAAACAACCGTGATGCGGCGAAAAAGCTGGCGACGCTGCCGTATCCGCAAAACAGCTATACCTTGTCGGGCGTGGCCGTGTCTGACCGTTACTGGTTTTGGCTGCGGCTGGCCGATGCGGCGGGCAACAGCGGCGAATGGACGGTGGCGGTTGCGGGTCGTTCCGACCCCAATCCCGCGCCGATTGTGGCACAGTTGCGCGGTGCGATTGAAAAAAGCAGCTTGAGCAAAGCCCTGATTGACAGTCTGGATGCGGATGCGGCCTCGAAAGTGGCGGCTGAAGCGCAGGCGAGGGTGGCGGCCATTCAGGCGGCCTCGAAAAAGGCGGCGGACGATTTGGCAGCCAAAGCCTATGAACTCGGCACGAAAATCACGGTTGTTGAAAACGTGAACGCCGAACAGGCGCGGCAAATCCAAGCCGTAACCGCCGCGCAGGGCAACACAGCCGCAGGTTTGGAAGCGGAAAAACGGGCACGGGCGGAAGGAGACCGGGCGGAAGCACAGGCACGGGAAACCTTGGTCGGACGCGTGGCATCGGCGGAAGGCAGCATCAATACGCTGCGGGAAACCGTTGTCCGCAACGATGGGGCGCGGGCGGAAGAAGTAAAAACACTGAAGGCAAGCATCGGCAGCCTGCAAATCGGCGGGCGTAATCTGCTGCGCGGCTCTGATGCGGCCTATCAGGGCGGCGATTACGGTTTGAGCTACGGCTTGGCCGATGTTCCGAACGTGGGCGAAGCAGTAACGCTGACGGTTTGGGGTGAGGTCGCCGCCGACCGGACGGTAGGCGTTTACAACACTTTCGGTAATCGCGAACTGGCACGGTTGGCTAAGGTTAAAGACGGCGTTTACAAGGCAACATTTAACTGGAACGCGCCGATAACCGGCGGCCGTGAGCAGCCGAACGCATCATCGAAAAACCTTGCATTGTTTTTTTACAGGAGGGAATCGACAACAGTCAGCCGTATTGACCGCATCAAGTTGGAACGCGGCACGGTCGGCACGGATTGGTCGCCTGCGCCGGAAGACGAGGCGGCGCGGCGCGAAGCCGCATTGACGCAATACCAGCAGGCGCAGGCGCAGAAAGATGCCGCACTGTCGGAGGAGCAGAAAACACTGAAAGCCGAACTGTCGGGGCAAAAGGCGCGGGTTGAGCAATCTGCAAGCGCATTGGCCGCGCTGGACGGCAAAGTACGGGCCATGTACGGGCTGAAAGTCGAGACGGTATCCGGCGGCCGCAAGGTTATTGCCGGTTTGGCCTTGGGTGCCGACGGGCAGACAGGTGATTCGCAGATGTTGGTGTATGCCGACAAATTTGCCATTGTCGACCCGAAAAGCAAAGTCCTGAAGTCGCCGTTTGTCGTTCAGACGGCGGGCGGCAAAACCCAAATGGCTTTATCGGGGGATTTTGTCGCCGACGGCCTGATACACGGCAGGCACATTGCCGCCGGGCAGACGCTAAGTTCACCGTCGATAGAGGGCGGCAGCCTGAATATCGGCGGCGGGCGGTTTTCGGTAAGCAACACGGGGCAGGTGTCGATTTCTGCGGCTTCGGGAAAGGTCGGCATGAAAATAACGAACGACCGAATCGAAGTGTACGACGAAAACGGCGTGCTGCGCGTGAAGTTGGGTAAGTTGAGCTAAAAGGCGAGGCCGCCTGTTGTTCGGTGTGAAGGCGGCCTCATACCCCTGTTAAGAAAGGATGAAGCAGGGGCGGTTTGATATTAACCTGAATGGAGGATGTAAGCAATGGCTGATTACGGTTTGGAGGTATACGACGAAGGGGGAAGGCTGGTTTTCGACAGCAACAGCCGTCTGTTCAAAATTATCGGGGAAACGACGATACGCGGTGATGGAACTTTCCAAATTCCGCTGCGCCCAGGGGAACGTCCGCTGGCAATCCCCGTCTGGCGACCGCTTAACATCAATTGGCCGAGGATGCCAGTATTCAACTTAGACGTGGTAAGCGGGCTACTGCGTTATCAGCACATTAGTACCCCTCTTCTTTTAATTTATGGAGTGTGGTAATTATGGATTTCGGTTTCATAACCTATAACGAACAAAATGTGGTGTCTATCGATTCTAAGATACGCGGCTTCTCCCTGACTGAAATCGAAACCTACACTACGCAGGTGGACGCGCGTTACAAGGCGGCGGGCTGGGAAATCCGTTGCGGGCGAGATGAAATACTGGTGCTGGGCGAATCCACGCACATGGTAGCGGTGCACAGTATCGACCCCCGCGCGGAAACAATGCTCATCGGCGTGATGGGTAGCTACCAAACGACTCATGAACAGATGCTCGGCCTGCGTCCACCGCAACAAGCCAGCGTCAAAATCTACCGCTTCAGCAGTCGGCCTCCAACTAAGAAAGGAGCACTTGATATTTATACCGATGACGGTTATCTAGCCTTTACTTCCACTCAGCCCATGTTGAGGCCGCAAGGTTTCTTCCCTGTGCCAGAAGGGGAGAAGGAGCAACTCCACCCTATATTGGATGAACGGGCGGTGGAGTATCCCGCTGCACCGTCGAGACCGTTCATACCCCCAACCTCTCTTGAGAAACCTCTCGGCGTGGTACTCGATATATCCATGCGCCGTTTCTCCTTGAGGCAAGCCGGATATCAAATTGAGGTAGCTCGGGCATTGCTTGCCTGTTACAAAGTTACCCCGAAATGCATCTGCCGACAGTTGGTGAACCGGAATACTTATGAAAAGGTAACTTGGAGTGGTAGAACCTTTGAGCTGTTCCCTAAAAACCGTTGGTTATTTCCAATACAGGAAGGCTTATTGGTTTTTCTCTAGCCTGTTAAGTCTGCCTGACAGCAAACCTAATATTTAAGGCCGTCTGAAAAGGCGGCTTTTTTCTGCCCGCATTTGCGGGTTTTTTAATGCCTATCGAAAGGAAAAATCATGGCAGCAGCAAAACGAATCATTGTAGGCATCGCCTGCGATATTATCGACGACAACACCGGCGCGCCCGCGTCGTTTCATACGGTATCGGGGGTTTACCTCGATTTTGCCAATAAGTATTACACGGTAACGCTCGACAGCTATTTCAATCAAAAGGCGTACGAGAGCGGCAAACGCAGCATGGGTTCGAGTCAGATTCAGACGGACTCGCCCCCGCCGCGCGGTCAGGATGTGATTGATTGGGCGTTGCAGGCAATCGTTGCTCCGTCTGAAACCCCGGACGACTTTACCGGCGCGGAATTGGTGTACCGCGAACTGCCGCAGGAAGATGCGTCGGATTAAGGCCGTCTGAAAATGCGCGCCGCCGATTGCACGAAACGGCGGCGCGCTCTGTTATCCAAACCGGAGGAATCCCATGAGCAAGACTGTAATGTACTTAAAGTGGATATTGGACTGGCGGTTTCTACCCTTCCGCTTCCAAATGTGGTTGTTCGGCACGGCGACGCGCATCGTCGAGTTCCTAAGCGCGGCGGGGCTGTTGGGCTTCGCGATTGTCTTTATGTGCGACCAAGACAAGCTGTACGACTATCCCATCTACTATAAATTCAAAACGCTGCCCGAAGCATGGGTGGTCGGCATACTGCTGTTTGCCGCGCTGGCGCAGGGGGCGGCCATGCTCTACAAGTCCGCCCGCAGCAATATTATCAGCGGCTGGCTGCTGATATTGGGCGGCAATATATGGTTTTTGATTTCGGTGGCGTTCCTTGCGCCGTATCCGCCGCTGAATACCGGCATGATACTGCCGCCGCTGATGTCCTTCGTCTGTGTGTTGGCAGGCAAAAATTTGATGGATTACAGCATTACCGAAGAAAGTCTAAAAGGAAAAAACGGGGAATAATCAAATGGGATTGCAGCAGTTTTTTTCCGCAGGGATACTGTTCGCCATGCTCGGCGGCGTACTCGGCGCGGTGTGGGCCTCCGTGAAGGAGCATGATACGCCGTTCCAGTTTTTTATCGAGGCGGCAGTATCTGCGGTTGCGGCGGCGGCGGTGGCCGAAAACTACCTGCTGCTCAACCAAGTGTGGCTGTGCGCCATATCCGGCGCAGGTGTCGGCCTGATGACGGGTACGGCACTGGATGCCGCCTACGCCCTTGCGCCGAAAATCTCGAAAGGGTTTGTCAAGGGTTTGGCGAAGCGGTTTTTAAATTATGAGGACAAAGAATAGGCCGTCTGAAACGGCCTTTTTTATTGGAGGAAAAAGAAATGCAAATCACGGAACATTTTAGCCTGAAAGAGCTTACAAGAAGCGAAACGGCGCAGCGGTTGGGCATCCCGAACAATCCGACCGACGCGGAAATGGACAATATTCATTACACGGCGGAACGGCTTGAGGAAATCCGCGCCTACGTCGGGCGCGGAATTATCGTAACCTCTTGTTTTCGCAGTGAGCGTGTGAACAAGGCGGTCGGCGGTTCGCCAACGTCTGCCCACCGTTTCGGCTTAGCTGCTGATTGCGACGCAGTAGGCTTGACTTCTTTGGCGTTCGCGAAAGAAATCATCAAGATGCGGGACGAGGGGAAAATCACATTCGACCAGTTGATTCTCGAATTTCCCGAACGTGGGGATGGTGCATGGGTGCATGTCGGCTTCCGCCGTAATAGCCCAATGCGTAACCAAATCATGACCGCAACCAAAAAAGGCGGGAGAACCGTCTATTTGCCCGGCTTGCACGTTTAAAGGTTGATTATGAACCCCGTTGATTTTGCAAAACAGAAAATCACGGAATGGCAAGAAAAAAGCCGCGAAGCCAGCGAAAACGCAGACCTAGCGGCTTTTGAGTTTGCCCAGCGTGAAATCAAAAACTACAAAGCGATGTTGAAACAGTATGAATGAATTGAAATATTGGAAGCCCCTTGCCGTGCTTGCCGTCCTCGCCCTGTTGTTCGGCGGATGGCAGTTTGACCGCACCCTGCAATACCGAAAGGGCAGGGCGGACGAAGCGGCCAAAATCAGCCTGACGCTGGCCGAAGCCGCCAACAAACAGGCGGCTGCCGCGCGTGAAAAAGAACGCCGTGCCGCCGCCGAACTGGCCGAAAGGCAAACCGAACTGGAAAAGGAAAGACAAGATGC